ACGCAGGATTTGTAGAACTTGAAGAAATAGAACAAGCACGTTCTGAAATGAGTCTACAACAGTTTAAACAAGAGTTTGAAGCAAGTTGGGAAGTAAGCAACTCACGTATTGCATATGCGTTTGATAGAGCACACAACATCAAAGAACTGCCTCAAGGTTTAGACACAAGAACCATATTGCTGGGGTGCGATTTTAATGTCGCGCCAATTTGTGGTTGCATATTTGTCCAGGACAAAGACACACTGTACTGTATAGATGAAATACAAATGTATAACTCTAACACTCAAGAATTAGCAGACGAAGTTAATCGCAGATATCCAAACTCAAAGATATTTGCATTTCCAGATCCAAGTGGCAACAGTCGTAAAACAGCGGCGAATGGAGCAACGGATCATACAATACTACAGAACGCAGGATTTGTAGTAAAAGCACCGCGAAAACACGACGCAGTGCGTGATAGAATCAATGCAACCAACGCCCGTTTCTGTTCTGCAGATGGCGTTAGACGCTTGTTTATAAGTAAATCGTGTAAATACACTGTAGAGAGTTTAGAAAAATATAATTACCGTGAAGGAACGCAAGTTCCTGACAAGGGTGGTAAGCAGGACTATTCACACCAGTTTGACGCACTCAGTTATTGCGTTGCTTATATTTTTCCACTAAAACGTGAGGTTGAACCTGCACAACCACAAAGATGGGGAATAAGATAAGATGGATGCATCACAATTAATTGAAAATCAAATCGCAACCCTGCTATCAGCCAACGAAGTGTATTCAACCTACCGCGAAAGATGGGACGAACTGTTTCAAGCATACATTGGTGGTGAGGACTATACACAAGCAGGACACTTACACAAATATCAATTAGAAACACAAAACGAATACGCCGCAAGATTAGCAACAACACCTCTGGAAAATCACTGTAAGAGTGTTGTTAGTGTGTATAACAGTTTTCTATTTAGAGAGAAACCATACAGAGATTTTTCAGGTATGGAGAACAGTCAGGTTTTACAGGAATTTTTAAAAGACGCAGATCATGATGGACACAACATAGACGAAATCATGAGAGAAGTTTCTACTTGGAGTTCAGTTTTTGGCCACTCTTGGTTGATAATTTCTAAACCTAATTTAGGATTCACAACACAAGCAGAAGAATTACAGGCAGGAGTAAGACCCTACCTTAACCTAATTACACCATTGGCAGTTACTGATTGGAACTATTATAGAACACCAATTGGCAAATACAAATTAGACTTCTTAAAATACATTGAAGATTTCAATGGTGATGTTAGAGTAATCAAAGAATGGACACCAAGTGTAATTAAAACAACCACAGTTGATGTTGAAAAGAAAAACATTCTTAATGCAGTAGAAGAAGAAAACCAATTAGGTTATATTCCTGCTGTATGTGTGTACAATATGAAAAGCAGTGTGAGAGGCATAGGTATCAGTGATATCCAAGACATAGCATTGATGCAAAAACACATCTACAACTGCACCAGCGAAGCGGCAGAAGCAATTAAGATGGACACACATCCTTCTATAGTTGCTACACCAAACACTTCATTGGGTGTTGGACCAGGATCAGTTATTCAAATTGAAGAAGGATTAGATCCAGGACTAAAACCATACACACTTGAATTTTCAGGTGCAAGTGTAGAAACTATTCTCAAAGTAATTGACCACTCAATTGGTGCTATTGACAAAATGGCAAACACTGGTGCTGTTAGAGCAACAGAAGCAAGAACAATGAGTGGCGTTGCATTAGAAACTGAAATGAGTCTACTAAATGCACGTATCAGTCAAAAGGCATCAAGTCTTGCACAGGCAGAAGAAAACATCTTTAAAATTTTCGCTGACTATATAAGCAGTGAATGGACAGGATATATTGAATATCCAAACTCATTCAATATCAGAGACAAAGACAGAGAGATTCAACAGTTACGCACAGCACGTGAAACTGCTACTGATCCTGCTGTAATCAAACAGATTGACAAACAGTTGGTAGAGTGGATGGATCTTGAAGAAGCAGATGAAACAATGGTATTGGATAAACTAAACACCTTTGTTCCCCACGTAATGTTTTCACCAGAGGGCGAAAGAGTAGTTGCACAAACAGAGCAACAACATCTTGAACTGGCGGCACAAGGGTATACACATGAGGAGCAAAACAATGGCGATGCATAAAAAGAAAAAGAAAAAAGGTGGGAAGCGAGGCGGCAAACGCGGCGGTAAACGATAAGGATCTGTGGAAAGAATATTTTCACAGCATACGTCACGTATGTCCATGGAGTTGGAGCGCCTACAAAAGGAACAAGATAGAAATTGTTTTGTGGCGCGGCGACACAGAAGATTTAAACGGTTTAGAGGCAAGAGTTCACGTAGTTTATAACTCTACCCCAAGACTGCTCAAGAAGATAGAGCAACGCATGAACCGTAACAGAGAATTTGAAGAGTGGTTACACAGTCACCCTTCATTTGGGATTAACTCTACGCCCGTTCCTGTTTTAATACAACAGGACAGAATAGGGTTAGAAAACGCAAGGAAAAACCAACTAAGGACGGTTTGATTTGCAAAAGAATAAATATGAATACAAACTCATTTAAGGAGGCGATGCACGATGTCAGACAATACATTGGTTAATGAAACAGTAACTGATACTGGAACAGAAGAAACTGTAGAAAATCAGGCAGAAGTAAAAACTTTCACTCAGAAAGAAGTAGACGATATGATGGCCCGTATGAAAGGTTCAATCACACGTAAACTTGAAGGCAAATATGCTGATTTGGGTGACCCAGAAGAATTGCGTAAACTAAAAGCAGATGCAGAAAAGCGTCAGCAAGAACAGCAAATCAAAAGGGGAGAGTTTGAAAAGACTCTACAAGAACTTGCTTCAAAAAAGGATGCTGAAATCCAAAAGAGGGAAGCAGTCATTAAAGAATACAAGGTGAATACACCTTTGATAGATGCGGCGGCAAGATATGACAGTGTCAATCCTGCTCAAGTTAAACAGTTGTTAGCATCAAACGTTAGACTATCTGAAGATGGCAATGACGTTGAAGTGTTAGACGATAGTGGAAATGTTCGTTATAATGACAATGGTACCTTACTGAGTGTAGACGACTATGTTAAAACATGGTTGGATGAAAATCCACACTTTAGAAAAGCAGGATTAGCAACAAGTGCTTCACAGAGCAATACAAGAAGTGCTCCAAGCACAGAAGTAGATCTTGCTAATTTGGATATGACGAATCCTGAACATAGAAAACTTTATAAAGAGGCACGTCAAAAAGGTCTCTTGTAATTTAACATTAGCCAAAAGGAGATAATATCATGGCAAACTCAGCATACGCATCCGTAATTAACACAGATGCATTAGTAGTACCTGTAAAAGCCGCTACAGTATACGCGGCTCATGAGAGTTCACTGTTTTTAGGTGGTTCTCTTATCCCTGTAGTTAATGCACCAAACGGTGTTCTACAGGTTCCAGAACTTGCAAACGTTTCTGCAACAACAATTAATTCAGAAGCATCAACAGGTGTGGACATTGACGCTGTTCTACCAGCAGACACAAAAAACACAATCACTTGTGACTTATACGCGGCACGTTCAGTGTTACGTGACTTAGGTGCAATTGATCCAAATGAAATTGGACGTGTTTTAGGTAACGCAGTATCAAAAGCATTTGATCAAGCAACTATGGGCGTAATTGGCACACTTACTGGTCAAGAAATTACATCAGGCGATTTAGATTTAGATGAAATCTTCAGTGCTGTTGGAACAATTCGTGGCAACGGTGAGACTGGTCAATTATATGGTGTTGTAGGCGCAGGCGCTTACGGTGCTTTAATGAGCAACATTGGTTCACAAGCATACGCTGGTGGTGATTTCCAAACAGAAGCATTAAGAAATGGTTTTGTAGGAACTATCGCTGGTGTTCAAACATTTGTTTCTTCTTACTTAGACGACACAAATACTGGTGTAACTGGTGCTAAAATGGCGATCTTTGGAGCAGACTCTATGAGAATCGCTATGCAGAAAAACGTTGACATTGAGATCGCACGTAGAGCAGAAGCAGTTGGTTCTGACATTGTAGCAAGTCTACACGCAAAACCAGCATTGATTGACGCTGGACGTGGCGTAATGATCAAAGACTCAGCGTAAGGAATCGTAGACGATGGCTTTCATTATAGACAATAGCGTAACAATTAGTTTCGCTGATTTTGCAGACGTTCAAGCAAAGGATCAACGTTTGTTTGAGCAGAATGAGGGCCTAACTGACGATGTCGTAGAAGATGGACTTATCAGAGCAACGGAACGCATCCTTACAAAGATGCGTTCTACTGCTTGGTGGCGTTCATACTATGTTAAACAAAGTAATGGGTTCACTTACTCAACTGTAGCAGATATTCCTGCTGTAGATCCAGACAAAATCAAAGCACGTTTGAACGACTTTAGAGACCTCTGTATCTATACTGGTTTGTCAGAATATATCTTACCTATCGTTGCTGATTTTGGCAATGAGGACAATGCTGAAAGGCAGAAGATATCATATTATGCTAACAAGGCAGAACAGATGTTTGGTGAATTGGTTACCGCGGGTGACTGGTATGATTTTGATGGTGACAACAGTATTGTGTCATCAGAAAAAGACCCAGGGCAGTATAATTTGAAAAGGGTGCGTTAGATGCGACAGGAGATACTTGATTACATTAACGGGTTAGCATTAGGAACATTTACTGTTTCAAGTGAACTACCCTATGATGCAAGTGGGTCACCATTGTATGTGCAAAATGTCAAAAAAATATATGTTGACAATGAGCAAACTGCTGTGGAACCACTGGTAACAGCGTTAGACGGTCCAGTGATTGATAACGAAGTTACATCAGTTAGTATCTACTTTTCTGCAGATGCAAAGCAACTACCAGCGAATTATAACACATTAGTTGCTGATTTGAAAAAAGCAAAAAACATTACAACTGTCAGCGGTGTTCACCGTAGAGAGATGGATGTTACAACTGAGTATCAGTCAGACCTAATTATTAATTCAATGGAAATACGTTTCAACAAAGTAACCTAAAGGAGAAAACAAAATGGCTTACATTTATCCAGCACCAGGTGTTACAGGCGTAGAGGCGACTTTGACTATTACAACAAACAGTGGAACAGACACAGTGGGATTAGTAGTCCCAGCACTGCAAGACGTAACAGTCAACAACGCCAACGATGTTTTTACTTGGACACAACTTGATAGTGGATCTAAACAACAGATTGCTACTACTGCTACTAACAGTTTATCAATGAACTTGGTATTAGAGCAAAATACGTTTTTTGGAACTACTGTTTCAGGCGAAGATGCACAAACAGCGGGCATATTTGGTTTATCAAAAAATAAAACCAAAATTGACTTTGACCTTTACTTGGGTGACACTGATGGTGGCGCAACAGGTAAAACAATTTCAGGAAGTGGATACGTTACAGGTTTAGCACCTACAGTATCTGCTGACGCACCTGTTTGGGTTTCACCAATTACTATTACAGTAGATGGTGACTACACAGTAGCGTAATCCCAATTGGGAGAGCGAGCGAGGGCACTGTATATCCGCGGATATATAGGGGATTATGGGGCGTTTTATATGCCCCATTTTCTTTAATAAGGTAAATACAATAGAAGGATAGATTAATGGATGTATTAGATCAAAAGACAGACCAAGAACTACTTCAAAGTCTGATTGCAGAAACTGCAAAGGCACAAAACGAAATAAAATGTGCTTACAAAGACTTAGAAAAAGCAACATCAAGAATACGTTTCTTGCTTGTTGTAGCAAACACACTGATTGAAAGACAAGGAGATTAACAGATGAACTTATCAGAATTAGCAAAAGAACCCAAACTAACAAAAGTAACGATTGATGACTCGCAACTTGTAGAGAAGTATGGCGAGAACATTGAGTTTTGGGTATATGACAGAGTTGATATGTCAACCTTTATGAAGTTGGCAAACTTGGAAGGAAAACAACAGATGGAAGAAGTTGTTGATGTAATGAAAAACCTTATCTTAGATGAAAAAGGTAAAGCAATCATCAATGACAAAAACATTCTTCCAAATGATGTAATGATTAAGGCTGTAGAGAAGACTGTGGTAGCGTTGGGAAACTTCGCGACCCAAACTTCGCAGACCTAACACCTCAAGTATCAAATTTATTGATACTTGATGCAGTAGCAAGAAGGTATGGGGTTATGCCTTCATATGTTATGAAGTTTGGGGACAGTTTAGATATGCGGTGTGCAAATCTTGGAAATGCATACGAAGCATATGTAAATAAAAAAAGTAAAAGTGGTAGGTTAGACAAAACAGACCATGGTTATTCAACAGAAGATTTACAGTCTATGTTGAACAATGTAAAGGAGCGTAAGGGTGGCAGTAAAGATAGTTAGTAACAGGATGGGTCCAAGCATAGGCAAAATCATATCAAAATTTGAAAGATTGCCTAAGGATGCTTACAATTATTGGAAAAGCATAACACCTATACGCACAGGTAATGCTCGCCGTAGAACACGTCTACAAGGTAGCAAAATCAAAGCAAACTATAACTACGCAGTACCGCTTGACAAAGGACGTAGTATTCAAGCACCTAAGGGTATGAGTGGTCCAACAGAAGAATTCATCAGAAATAAAATTGAAGATGATATTTTAAGGAAATAAGCCATGGCAGATTTAAGATACCAAGTAGATGTAGATACAAGGGGTGCCCAAAGGTCCTTAAGTTCTTTAAAAAGCACTATATTAGGTGTTGGTGCATCACTTGGTGTTGCATTTGGTGCCAGAGAAATTGTTCAAATTGCGGCACGTTTCCAAGACTTACGTTCAACACTTAATTTCTTATACAGAGATGTAGAAGGTGCAGGTACAGCGGCATTTGAACAAATCAAAGCATTTGCTACAGAAAGTATCTTTTCAGTTGAAGACTTAACAACTGCTGTTGTTAAATTAAAAGCGGCAGGACTTACACCAACTATTGAACAATTACGTTTATTTGCTGATGTATCAAGTGTTGCAACAGATTCAGTTGGTGCACTACAAGCAATTACAGACTTGTTTGCAAGAACAACAGCGGGTGGTTTGGGTCTTGAGGATTTAAACAGATTACAGGATAGAGGTATTCCTGTATTTGATATTCTACAAAAGAAATTAAATTTAGCACGTTTAGAAATATCTGAATTTGGTAAAAGTGCGGAAGGTGCTCAAATTATTCTTAAGGCACTTACAGAAGGTTTAGAAGAAACATTTGGTGGTGCATTTGAACAAAAAGCAAATAACCTGTCAGTTGCATTTTCAAACTTGGAAGATGCACTTGCTAACACAGCAGATATAATTGGACAAGCAGGATTAAATGAAGAATTAGGTAATCTAATTAGAAGTTTAACTGAAGTTATTGAAAAAAATAAACTCTTCATTAAAAGTTTTACTGAAGGATTAATTGTTGCTATTAAGGTATTTGCGGCACAATTAAAATATGTTATTGGATTACTTGCACTTGTATTTACGGTTCAAACAATTACAAGATTAATTGCGGCAGTAAAAGCATTTAATGCTATGCGAGTAGCAATAGGTGGAGCGGCAACTGCCGCCGCTGTATTGCAAGGTGTCACTGGTATTGGTTTAGTTAAACTTGCGGCAGGTATGGCGGCAGTTGCAGGTGTTGTTGCTGGCATCAACGAAATGGTTGGTGATGCTGGTGATGAAATTAAGAAACTTGAAGAAGATGCAAAAGCCTTACAAAATTTAGAGACTGGTCCTTTAAGTTTACCTGATGCTCCAGATACAAATATCAAAGGATTCAAAACTGAATTTGAAGAACTAAAGAAAAAACAAGATGAAGTTGCTCGTAGCAATATCAACTATTTCAAACAATATAAAGATAGTGTACAAGACGTTAGAGACCGCGTAACACAAGAAACTAAAATTTTAAATTTAACAGAATCTCAAGCAAAAGTTCAACGTGAATTGAACAATTTTGAAAGAGACTATCACAACACTATACGTCCACTACAAGAAAAATTAACACAACTAAAATTAAAAGATACAGATGCGGCACGTTCACAAGTTGACGAAATAGAAAAACAGATTGCCGCAATTACAGAACTTTACAATACAAGTAGAGCAGGACTAAAAGCAGAATTAGAATTACGCGAACAAATCAACAGAGAAAAAGAGCGTGATGAATTATTCTTAAACAATCAAATTAGTCTACAAGACAATTTAAATGATTTAATCAGAGATAGTAAAAATGCTGTTAAAGATTTATCTCTATCACCTTTTGAACGTGAAATTGAAGGCATTAGAAGACAGATTGATGACAAGTTAGTTGGATCTATTAATAATCTAAAACGTGCATGGAAGAACGGTTTAATAACCAATGACGAATACATCAAAGAGATGCAACGTTTAGAAGTATTTGCAGTTGAAGCATTTGAAAAAATTAAAGAACAAGCAGAACGTCAAAGAGAAATACAACGTTCATTCGCATATGGTTGGAAACAGGCATTTGAATCATTTGCAGATGATGCAACCAA